TGGTTAAGAAAGCTAGGAGCAAGGATAGATCCTAAACCTGTTCTTTTAGCTGACAAAAAAGTTCCTTTTTATAAATTTGAATTAAGGAGACAAGATTATGTGTGATCCTATTACTATGGCTGCCGTAAGTGCTGTAGGAACAGCTGCTCAAATATCAGCTACGAATCAAGCAGCAGAAGCAGGACAAAATGCGGCTGTAGAAAGACAGATGGCAATGAATGCTCAACGTAGACAGGAAGCAGAAGAGCAGAAAAAGAAAGCTCGTCTAGAGATGACGCAGCGAGAACGAAAAGCACTGCGAGAAAAATCCGCAGTCACTGTTGCAGCAGCCGAATCAGGTACAGCAGGAGGTAATTTGTTGAGGCAAATGTCTAATGTTTATGTACAAAAGGCTATTGACACAGGAACTATTTCATCATTGAATGAAAGCGATTTAGTACAAATTGCTGTAGGATCTCAAGCAGATTACTTAGAGACTAAGAGTACTATTAATCAATTAGAAGCTAAGAAGTCCACAGGTATTGGAGCAGCATTACAAATTGGTGTGGCTGCAGCACAAGGTTATGGTGCAGGTGGTGGATTTAATACAGGTATGACTTGGAATGACTCTGTGGGAGCATTTAAGAATACTTGGAGTATATAACATAGGAGCGTTTGAGGATGCCAAGAGAACAAAGAACAGGTAAAAACCAAGTTGCGGCTGTTAGTACAGACCTGGGTACATTTGATTATAAAGCAGTAAAGACGGTGAATATGCCGACAGTTACTCCTCAGAAGTCAATGGGTCAAGCCTTAGCAGAAGGAATAGGTCTTGCTGCAAAAGGTGCATTGGTTATTGGTGAGAAAGAAGCAGATGAACGCTCTCGACAAAGATCAATCATTCAGAATGCTACAGGACAATGGGAAGCTGGACAATACTCAGCTAAAATTATTGATGAAGCAAAAACAAAGTTACAGAATGGTGATATTGTTCTTATTAAAAAGAATGAAACTGATGTAACTGTTGGTGAATACTTTGCTACTGCATTAAAAGGTGCTAATGATAATTTTAAACAACAAGATTCAGTATCTTCAGCATACCTAGATGGTTACTTAAAGACCTTAGGTAAAGACTTTGGTGCTGCAATGGATGTTTATGAACAAAATATTGCAGCTAATCGTCTTATGCAAGATAATGAGATTAGTGGTACTTACATCAAGAATGCTATTATTGATGGTAAGGATGCTGCAACACTTCAATCTGAGATTAAAATAAGTCGTCCAGGTATCTCTAATAAAGACCTAGGTGATCTTTATGTATCTCGTGTATCTAGTTATATTAAAGAACAGGCCCAAATTAATCCTAACTTTGATTGGCAAACACATATTGATAAGTATTTAAAAATTAAAACTAAGGATGGTATTAATTATGCTGACCATCCTACTTATGGTGCTGAAATTGATAAGTTAGAAACCTCTTTAACTACTCTTGCAACAAGCCGAGCAACTGCTGCGGATAAAGCTCGTAAAAAAGCTAGTGCAGATATAGCAAAGAAAGCCTTTACTTTAACTTCAGAGCCAACAACAACTCCTGAAACTATTTCTGAGTTCTATTTAGACTTACTTGACGCAGAACCTACGATGGAAAAAGAGGACTATCGTCAAGCACTAGAAGCAGTACGTGATCGTATTGATACAGCAGGGTTTGCTCCAGTAAGTGATACAGAAAGAGTTATATCTTTAAAACAAAGCATTCAAAAAAATACATTAACTATAGATGATCTACGAGCTAACAAGGCTTTTCTAACTCAAGAAGACTATCTAAAATTATCTGCTGATGTAATTAAGATAAAAGAAGATTATGACAACGGTTTGATTCAGACTCAAATTAACACTCTTAACGATGTTGAGACTGATCTTACAAGAACTGTTGCTGCAATAAATAAAGATGGTTTCTTCCAAGATTCAGTTACTGGACCACAACGAGTAACAGCAGCTAGGCGTGCTCTTAATAGTTATGTTGAAGATTATCGAAGAGATAATGATGGTGATTATCCTCCAACAAAAGAGCTATATGCAGAAGCGGATCGAATTGCACAATCTGTAATTGCTAAATATCCAACACAGGAAGAGCTTAGACTTAAGCAAAAAGCTGAAGATAAAGCAGCAGCAGATGTTCTTAAAGAAAAAAACGCAAGGATGTTACAAGCTAAAAAAGAGAATAAGTTAAATGCACAATTCTTAGAACAGAATCCAGATATTACTGCTGACGAGTTTAGACAGTTCCAAGAAGAAAACGACAGTCTTATTGATAACATAATGAACACTATTTTTGGTGAATAGGAGATAGTATGGCTACTGAGGTAGGACAAACTGAAACAATTGTAGAAGATACTGAGGTATCGCAAGCAGAGCAAGATCGTTTAGCTCTTATTGAAGAACTAAAGAAAAAAGAAGAAGCGGATCGTCAACAACTTATTGCTGATCTTAAGGAAGAAGAGAAAGAAGGTGATGGTTGGGCACAAACCTTAGATATTATGCGTGGTGCTGCAAGAGGCCCAGTAAATGCATTTAAGGAAGGTGCTAAGACCCTTGGTATGGCCTTTGGTCAAGAGTATGATGAGGTTGAAACACCTTTTGCAAATAACTTACTTGAGCTTTTAGGTGAACAAGAAACAACTACTGGTGAAGTTGTAGAAGGTTTCTCTAGATTTATATCAAGCTGGGTACTACTACGTGGTTACGGAGGTGCAGCTACAAAAACAGGAAAGATTTTAGAAACCACTACAAAAGGTGCTGTAATTGATTTTACAATTTGGAATCAAGATGATGGTCGTTTAGCCAATGTTCTTGCTGACGCAGGGATGGATAATGCTATTGTTAACTATTTAAAAACTGACCCTAATGACTCTGCAGCCGAAGATAAACTTAAACACGCTTTAGAAGGTGGTGGTTTAAGTTTAACACTTGAGGCAATTGTTGGGATTGTTAAAGGATACAAATCTGTAAAGGATAAAATTTGGAATAATGCAAAGAGTCCTGAAGATGCTGTAGCACAGATTGATGATCTTGCAGCAAATGACAGAATTATTCCTAAACCTCCGAAACAAACAGGTACTCCAACAGAAGATTATGTGCCTGAAGTTAAGACTCAACCTAAAAAAGAAGTTGAAATTAGTCCTATTGAAGTAACTCAAACAGAATTTAAAGGTACTAAACCACCTGAGACAGCTTTAAACTATGATCGTGTAGTATTTGAATCTGCTGAGGAACAAAAAATTGCTCAAACTATATTTGAAAACATCTTAAATAGTAAAGAAGCAATTGCATACACAAAATCAGGTAAGATTCCACTCGCTATTACAGAAAAACAAGCAGCAGAGCTAAGAATGAAACTTGGTGATGATATTATGCCTTTTGCAAAGACTTCTGTTGCTAAAACACGTGGTCAAGAAGTTGCACTAACATTATTACGTAAAGAATACTGGGCTAGATTCCAGAAAATTAAAGATACTATAAAGAAATCAGAACCTGATGATGTTGTAGCTATTCTTAATACAATGAAAGAGTTGCCTGAGCTAGACTTATTAGTTCGAGCTTCTAAATCTATTCAAACAAGTGCTGCTCGTACAACCTCTGCAGGACGTATTGATGTAATTCCTGAAGATGCTGCTAAGTTTTTAGAAGAAGTACAACAACTTGCTGCTAAAGATTTTGATCAAGCATCTAAAAAGATTGTAGATAAAACCACTGCTAAGCGTATTCATAAAAAACTAAAAGAGTTTGCAAACACTGATAGTGCGATGAACTTAAATCGTTTGATGAAAGACCTTAGTAAAGATGATGCGTGGTGGAAGAAGACAGGTCGTGTGTTAACTGAAATGCGTACATCTGGTCTATTATCGTCTCCAGTAACGCTAATGAAGAACGTTCTTGGTAACTATTCTGTTCGAAAGATAAATCAACTTGAATATCGTATGGCTGGTGTAATCAGCAAAATGAAAGGTCTTGAAGATGGTTTACAAAAGGATGAGATTGAAGCATTAACAAACAGTAATTGGCATTTATCAAATATGGCCTTAGAGAACTGGGTTAATGCACTTAAACAAATACCTAAAGGTTCTGCAGTAGAGTACCGAGCTGCATTAGAAAATGCAAAAAAGATTGGTATGGAGTTTGGTGAACAATCTAAACAGTACCAAGATGCTATTACTGCAGCGAACAAAGTAAAACCATATGAAGATGTATTAGAAGAAGGCTTCTTAGACTTCTATCAAAAATTTGATACACCTTCTTATCGTGCAATTTCATCGGACTATTTGATGAAAAGCACAGATGGACCTATTAGAAAGAATGTAGCTAAGACGTTAGATGCTGCAGGAGCATTGATTCGTACTCCATATCAAGCTCTAGGTATTACTGATGATATGTTTAAACGTGCTATTTATGGTTCTGAACTTAAATATATCGCAACTAGAGAAGCTAATATTCTAAAACTACAAGGTATTGCTAAACAAAAGTATATTGAAGAGTTTTACGAAGCACATAACACATTATTTCAAAAAGGTAAGTCTGCTGATCTTACACCAAGAGAAAAAGGACTTATTAAGAAGTATGTAACTGCTAATAAAGGTAAGTTTCATCGAGAAGCAATCGAAAGATCACGTGAAGGTACATTCCAGGAAGAGATTAAAGCAACTGAATTTACAGATACTTACAATGTAGATAAAGGTTTTAATATTAATCCATTCCTTGCTAGTGTAGATAGCACTATTAAGAAAGCTCCTGGTGGTCAGTGGCTAGTACCTTTTTATCGTACTCCAGTAAATATTGTTAAGTTTGTTGGTCGTAGAACGCCTGGTTTACACAAACTTTCTACTAAGATGCGGGATGATATTGCTGCAGGTGGACGTAGAAAGGCTATTGCAGAAGCACGATTAACTATGGGTACTATGTTATATAGTATGTTTGGTTTGTATGCTTACAATGGTTTTATTACAGGTACTGCACCAGATAATGAGCGTAATACGTGGAAAGCAGCAGGTATTCAAGAGAATGCTATGTATATTCCAGGATTAGACCAATGGATTCCAATTAGTGGTCTTGATCCTATTGCAATGTTTGCAGGATTATCTGCAGAAGTAAATATGTTTGTTACTGATATGAACAGACGTGGTTGGGATACAGACTCTTTACCTGGTTTTGCAGAAGATTTAGCAGAACTACAAGGTGCTATGATTACTGCATTATCTAATCAGATCTTAAGTAAGACTTGGTTAGAAGGTTTAGATCAATTCCAGAAGATGTGGAAAGGTCAAGCACCACAATATTTAGGTCAACAGGCTGCTACATTCTTACCGTTTAGTTCTTTAGCAAACTTTATGAACTCTGAACAAGGCGAATCTATTAAAGAAGCTAGAGGTGTTTGGGAAAATATAACTAAAAAGTATGCTCCGTATCTTAACAGACCAGCTTTAGATATATTTGGTAAAGAGCAAGACTTAGTATCTTTCTTAGGTATGCCTCAGTTAGTACCTACAACTGAAATTGGACGACAGGAGCTAATGCGTTTGAAAGTTAATCAACTACCTATGAGTGACAAAATTGTTCATAAGAGTAGTGAGATTGAACTTGAAGCTGAAGATCATTGGAAGTTACGTGAGCTTTTAAATAGTCACGTAGATCTTGAAGGTCGTTTAAACTATTTGGTTAATAGTGCATCTTATCAAGCTATGCCTGATGGTGTGGATTATGATGTTCCAGGTACTAAAAAGTATGAAATAGGCCAATTGTTTAGTAATGCTAAAGCAGCAGCTAAAAAAGAGTTTTTAAATCGTTATTCAGATCGTTTAGATGAATTACTAGCAGAAGTTGAGAAAAATAGAGCTTCTGTTGATAATCAAAACAAGGTTCTGTATATGAAATGGTTTGAAAACACACCAATAAGTCCTTAAGGAGGAAATATGAGTAAGAAAGCTGATTTGGAAGTTTTAAATGGACTTCACGAACAAATGGCTGCTTACTTCAATGACTTAATCACTGGGGGCGAAAGACTCGCTCCTGGTGAACTGTCAGCGATCTTAAAGTTTTTAAAAGACAATGAGATCACTGCAGACATCGTTGAAAGTAAGCCTATGGCTAATTTGGTACAAAGTTTCTTAGAAAAAGAAGATGAATTATGGATGAACTAAAATTAGATAGCTCAAAGAAGCGACCACGTAATGTCAGGAACAATAATCCAGGTAATATTAAGGATTTTGGTATTCCTTGGGAAGGTAAGGCCAAGGGAAACGATCCTGGTGGTAATGTAGCCTCTGGAGCATTCGAAATCTTCCAAACTCCTGAGTATGGTGTACGAGCGTTAGCTAGAGACATTAAAACTAAAGGTAAACGAGGTCTAAAGACTATCCAGGACATATTACCAGTGTATGCACCAAACGGAAAAGAGAATAATACCGAAGCATACATTCGAAGTGTTGAAAGTCAAACTGGTATTGGTCGTGATACACCTTTAACATACTCAGATGAACAGATGTTATCCTTAATTCGAGCTATGACTCGTCACGAAGGTGGTAAAGAATCGCTAGATTATTTTAATGATTCTATTATATTAGCTGGTATTCGAATGGAGAAAAAGTAGTATGCAGGACATCGAGAGATTGGTAAAAAGCTTTCCAGACTACGTAGATTACGTCTGGCAGCAAATTGGTTTACCAAAGGCTACGCCTATACAGAGGGATATTGCGGCAACACTACAAGAAGGTCACAGACGATTACTTATCGAGGCTTTTCGAGGTGTTGGTAAGACATATCTTACAGGAGCATATGCAACCTGGAGATTGTTACGCAATCCTAATGAGAAAGTATTGATTGTCTCTGCAAGTGGACCACACGCCACATCAATCAGTACATTTATACACAAACTATTAGTTGAAGTACCTTTGCTAGAACATTTACGTCCTGGGCCTACTCAGCGTAACTCTGTAATGGCATTTGATGTATCTGGATGTAAAGCTACGGTACAGCCTAGTGTTAAATGTCTAGGTATTAACTCTCAGTTACAAGGTAATCGTGCATCATTATTGATTGCTGATGACGTAGAAACATCTATTAACTCAGCTACAGAGATAATGCGTGCTAAGATACACCAACAAATCAATGAATTTGACTCTATTCTACAGACAAATATCGATGCAAATATTGTAGGACTAGGTACACCACAAACAGGTGATAGTATCTATAATAGGTTTGTTGAGAAGGGCTTCCTTGTCCGTATTTGGCCTTCTCGTATTCCAGAGAAGCCTGAGGTCTACGAAGGAAAATTAGCCCCTTATATCGAAAATATGAGCCTCTCAGGATCTCCTGCAGGCACTGTAACTGACACTAGATTTACCAATGAAGATCTACTAGAAAGGGAAGCATCTGTAGGTAAGACATACTATCGATTACAGTATCAATTAGATACAACATTATCAGATGCAGATAAGTACCCTTTAAAGCAGTCTGATTTGATCATAATGGACGTTCCTAAGGATAAAGGACCAATAGGTATATCTTACTCCTCTGCAAGAGAAAACGTCCTTGATATACCAAATTTGGGCTTTACAGGGGATGCTCTACATAGCCCTCAGTATATCGATAAGGAGTTTACTGAGTATCAATACAGTATTATGTCCATAGATCCCTCAGGACGTGGTGCTGACGAGATGGGATATGCAGTAATTAAGTATTTGCACGGTAGAATCTATGTAGTTGACTGTGGTGGTATGCAGGGTGGCTATAATGAAGATAATCTATTTAAGTTAGCACACATAGCAAAAGATAATAATGTATCAGTGATTTACATCGAGAGTAACTTCGGTGATGGTATGTTTGATCAATTACTACGTCCAGTGTTAAAGAAAATATATCCTGCAAGCATAGAAGAAGTAAGAAGTAATAAACAGAAGGAACTAAGAATTATTGATACTCTTGAACCATTAATGAATCAACATAAATTAGTATTTGATAAAAGTATGGTAAACAGAGATATTAATCAGTCTTTAAGTGACCCTATGAAACTACCTTATGGATTAATGTATCAATTAACACATATTAATCGTACTCGAGGATGTCTGAGACACGATGATAGACTAGATGCCCTAGGAATTGCCTTAGGAGCTATCGTGGATACCGTAGGTATTGATGAGGATGATGCTAAGAAAGAGTTTAAGGAACAACAGTTACAAGAACAACTAGATAAGTTCATAGGAAACATAGAGAATCCTAGGTGGGTAACCCGAGTGTAAAACCTCGGGAATCCCTTGGTATACCTGGGATAGCTCTTAGAAGTTACACTATAGGGGGGTAGGCCAGGGTTACCTATAGTATATACTAAGGACTGATTAATATCCACCTCAGGACTAGTACTGGGGGCTACCCTTAATGGTCTTATTAGTGAACTAGTTTCAAAAATACTACAAAAATTCAGTAGGGTATATCGTTAGGCCGCCTCGAAGATCTCCCCCATTGCCTTTAATCCTATGGAATTCCAGAGATCTCCCCCAAAAAATCCTTAAGAATAACCCTTGGATCATAAAAAAATAAGGGGAGGGGATACCGTGGGAAACCTAGGGAAAATAAAGGATGTATGGTTTTGTGTATAAATTTTTCAATACTAGGGGGTTTACAGCAGATCAATACATCGGTATATTTGAGATCAATCCAGAGGGAAACCGAAGGATCTTTTTAATAATAATATAGGATTTTAATTATGAAAACTTTTGAAAGCACAAGCAATTTAAACATTATTCAACTAGAGGGTAAATGGTATGTTTCTACTTCTAATAAAAAGAGATTCTGGAGAAATACCGAAAGCGACACCAAAGCGCAAGCGGAGAGAAAAGCACTGGAGCAAATGCTACAAGATGCAGAGTGGAGATTTAAACTGATTAAAGATCATATGATGGAAAAGTATGATTTATCGTGGGAAGATATTGACAATATCATCGCTTAATTAATGGGAGTAATAAAAATGATTAAAGGTATGATCTTAAACGAAACAGCGGAAACAGTTCAAATAATAACTTTTTCAAGTTCAAATATTAAAACGGGAGATATGGCACAAATTTGGATATTAAACCGTGATATTGATCCAGTGACCGCCTTAAAAAATGGAGATAGTAAAAAGATCTGTTTTGACTGTCCGCACCTTGAAAATGGCACGTGTTATGTAAATGTCGGACAAGCACCAGCACAAGTTTACAAAGCATACAAAAAGGGGTTATATGCTCCGCTTGATCTGGATATATTAAAAGCGATGATCAAGTGGAAAGCGGTTAGATTTGGTGCATATGGTGAACCTGTCCTAATTCCTTTGGATCTTGTGAAATTCATTGCAGAAAATTCAAGGGGATACACAGGTTATACACACCAGTGGCAAAAACTAGAATATTTAGATTATGCTCCATATTTTATGGCATCCACTGAAACCATTGAAGAGGGGTATAAAGCATCACAAATGGGATACAGATCTTTTAGAGTGGCAAAGACTGAAGATACTTCAATGTCACTTAAAGAGATCCAGTGTCCAAATATTGATCAGGGGGTACAATGTCGCGATTGTCAGTTATGCAATGGACAAAGCAACGGCAAAAATATTGTTGTACCAGTTCACGGTACTAGTGCAAAAGTGAATAAATTTAATTTAATTAATCTTTAATATAGGGGGTCAAAAATGACTAGAATTGAAAAACAAAATACTGATTTTATTTTAAATAAAAACTCAAATGATTCTTACATCACAGGTGACTGGTTAGGCGTTGAATATGTCCATAAACCAGTAATTTTAGGTTTCTTAAATGATGTAAACACTAACTATGGATCTTGCGATACTGAAAGAGTGATAGAAATTAAAGAATACGGGGAGAAAAACCAAATTACCTTAAGATCATTTCAATCTAGATGGCAAGCACATATTTGGGAAATGTCCGTTCTTGCAAGAGAAACAAAAAATCTGGATCTCCATCAACAGTTAGTAGACATTAGTAGCAAGATAACCAAAGATTGGTTTGATCGTGAATATGATAGGCAAAATAACAATTTAAATTAATTTATTAGGGGTTATCTAGGGTCACCCGAAAAAGTACCCTAGAATCTAAAATTTAGAGGGTTTAAAAATGACAAAATATGAAAGAGATATATTAGACAAAAGAATGCCAGAGTTCCACTTCGCTCAATGGGTGCTGGATAAAGGTTTATTTGTTCAAGTGGCAATAGATGGAGAGGAAATAGTCAAATCAAGAAATTATGATGAGATTAGAGCGTGGATTTATAATCTGGATGAGTGTTACCTTAATGCAGAAGATGAAGAAGAAAACCGCTTTGGATGGGCATTCTTTATCAGATACAATGGAGGTGACGAAAATTGGTCAGATTGGGGAATTAATCCATTTATGGAGGAATTCGAAGAGGTGAGAAGATCTTACGAAAAACAGAGAGATTTCGAACTCTCATATCAATCAGGAATTAAATATATAAGGGGTTAATTATGAGATATAAAGCATATTACAATTCAGATCTTATTGGTGAAACAAAAAATAGAGATCACGGGGTAGAGATCTATAGTTTAGGTATTGATGGATCATATCTGGAAACGATAGAATATAGATTTTTTGAAACTCAGGATCAAGCACAAAAACACGCAACACAATTTAATCAATTACAGGGGTTATAAGATGGACATTATTATTTTTACAATTTTTTTATTTGTTATTGGTTTATCATTTATCGGAGGCATCGCTTGGATGTTTCTGAAAGATGATCTTAAGGAAATTTTGGGAGATAAAAAGAAATGAAGATTAATTTATATGATTTGATCGAAGATCGAAAATTTATTAAAGATTTCGCCACTTCGCATAAAGATGATTTTTTAAGGCGAAATAAATATTTAAGTGAGTATCAATATTTTGAGATTTGGCGGTGGTATATGGATGCTAAGGGGGTCTGGTAGGGATGTATCATAAAGACGCCTTTAAGGGTCATTTACGCTATCCTATGTGGGATGTTATGGCGGAAGGTGACAAAATAAATTATGGTTTGGT